CTAGCTATGTATCTAACAGACCTATCCGACGATTACCAATTACCTATTGTGATTCACGGTAAGGCTTACAAGCCTGACATAGATATGTTAGATGGTAGTTACAGTTTATTAATCGGTCACTATCTAGAAGATGTAAGAGTTACCTATATGTATGCTGACCCACTAACAGGTGACCATGTAGCAGATGGTACAGACGCTATTATATTACTAGCACACAACAGACAAGTTACCTATGGATACACAGGCAATAACGCCGCATCAGAAATGTATTTTAAACCCGGGCCAAACAGTATTATTGTAGACCCTTGGCGATCATTCAATGACCTAAACTACAAGGTCATCCACTACGGAAACACTCGTGGACAGATTTAACATAGAGCCGTTTTGGGATGATAGCTTTAAGCAGTTGGATTATGCTGTAGAAGCATTTAATAATCCTAATGATATAGCACAGTGGATGGAGCAGGGATATCCAGGTAAGTTCACTGGTGCTATGTGCGATATGCGCAGACCTCAACCAGTTTGGAACGCAATGTTTGTTAAATACTTTAAGCGGCTTGGCTGGCAGGACATAGGCACAAGTTACTATCGTATGAGCAGTGGTACCATATTACCAGTTCACCAAGATACCTACAAACGATACATAGAGTTGTTTGACCTTAAGGGTCGAGAACATACTGTACATCGTGCTATAGTTTTTCTAGAGGATTGGGCCAGTGGGCACTATTTAGAAATAGACAATGAACCTGTTACCAAATGGAAAGCAGGCGATGTGGTAGTATGGTGTTACGATACCCCGCATATGGCAGCAAACATGGGATTGACTCCCAGATATACATTACAAATTACTGGTCATTTGTAGGATGAGTTTTAGCCCAGGTTGCTTTGTTTGATGCTCGTATTTTAGCTTTAGTTTCTTCAGACAAAACCCTGCCAATATTTTTACCTTGATTTGCGGCTTTAATATTTGTTCGGCCTTGCTCCGAACATTTCTTTTGTTTTTTGCCTTTCTTAACATCACTTAATTTTTTTCGAGTTTCTTCGCTTAATGTTCTGCCAGACAAAGTTTTACTTATTTTAGCTCTTCCTACTTTTCCTGGGTCGCCACCATCGCCTGATTCTTCTTTAAGATTTGCCCACTCGTTGCTAGCAACAACATTCCATAGTTTGCTATAGTATTCTCCCCAGTACTTAAACTCATCAATGTTTTGACATTCTTTAAGAATTTCTGTTGAATAATTATATCCATGAACTTTTAGGTGTGATTTCCAGTAAATACCGCTTCCAGGATAAGCGTGAGGGTTCTTTGCTGTAGTTTTTCCTAGGTATTTTAATCCAGTTTTAAGATGGGTCTTTACATACAAATAAATACACATGCTGACATAGTTCCTTTATGTTAGGGCCAGTGGATACGCCAATATCGCGACTGGTACTATTATTTATCAAAGAGACATATGAAATTAAGTAGTAATAATGAATGGGGCAAATTAAAAAGCGTAGTAGTAGGTTCAGCAACACATGCCAATTGGCCCAGCAATGATCCTGTATTCAGTCAAGAACATTTAAAGACCTTATGGAAAGAAACACCGGTACCTAGTGGAGCAGTACCACAGTGGATTGTTGATGAAGCCAACGAAGACCTAGATGAGCTTGCTGGCGTACTGACTAAATTAGGTATAGAAGTATTCCGCCCAAATGCTATGAACTTTGTTGAGCTCAATGGTATGTATAACTATTGCCCACGTGATAGATTATTAATCGCAGGTGATAGAGTAATTGATCCTGCTATGATGTATCCTTGCCGCGATCAAGAAATCGCTACATTAGACTATGTGTTAGATGCCGCACGTGTAGTACACAATATGCCACGTGGGCAGGGTATGACTATGGATGCTGCTAATGTATGCCGATTAGGCAATACTTGGTTATACCTAGAAAGCGATAGCGGTAACCGTGCCGCCTACGATTGGTTGTGTAAGCAACTACCTGACATTACTATTGAACTAGTAAACTTCTATGCTGGTGTACATATTGACAGTACTATCTGCCCATTGCGCGATGGGTTTGTAGTATTAAATGCTAGTCGTGTTACACCAACAAACTGCCCAAAATCCTTTGATGGCTGGACTAAGCTATGGGTTACTGATGTAGAAGCACAAAGTTTTCATGAGTATCCTTATGCTAGTAAGTGGATTGGCATGAATATGTTAAGTGTTGATCCTAAAACAGTTATTGTTGATAGACAACAATATACACTAATAGAAGACCTAGAACGTGCTGGATTTACTGTTATACCCCTACAGATGCGCCATAGTAGAACGCTGGGCGGTGGATTCCACTGTGTTACTTTAGACCTAATTAGAGAATAATCGCTAAATATTTGTAACAATTGGATACCATATGGCGCAAGACTTTACTAGATACACAGAAGCATCAGTGACCGCATTAACGTTCAACCCAAAAAGCCAAGAAGTGATTGAGCGCAAGCAAGAGATTCTTAAATCAATTGCCCAGCACTATAACTCAACACCTGCTAATGTGTTGTTCTACGGTTTTAGTCCATTAATACAAGCCAGTTCATTTAAGCAAATATCAGTTACAGCTATTTCAGATCCAATAAAAAAATATCTAACAGATCTAGGCATTAAATACACATATATTGATAAAGACGATCTTGGACAGTATACTAAACAGTTTGATTGGGTAGTGGCAGTGGATGAATATTTTACCTTTGTTAGCTCAGAAAGCGAGCAACTAGCCAACATACAAAAATTATCTAATCTTGCTCGTACTGCCATAGTCACTACACTACGTGACTATAAGAATCAAGATTTTAAAGATAGAGAATTTAGTCAGCCACTGGCTATACGCCGTGGCAAAGATAGTAGGTTATTTGTAGAATATCACGATCATGACTACGCAGACAGAAATGTTTGGAAAACTACCTTATACGAGTTAGAAGGAGCTAATTGTATAACCTACGGTCCCTACAACAGACGTAATATGTTTTTTAAACAAATGGCTAAATTTAGTATCGATGCTGGTGCTAAAGAATTTTACGTACATAAAAATTTAATGTACAAGAGTTTAATTAAGAAAAATTATGAACATGTGATTTCAATTAGCTTTTAATCTAAGCTAAACATTCGAGAATTTATGGATATCAATCAACAACTACAACCAATCGTGGCCTCCCTAATAGACGGCATTAAAGCATCTATTGAAGATGACCTACGAACTAAATTGTCTAACGAAGTAGTTAGTAAACTAGCTAGCGAAGAATTTAACACCATAGTTAAAGGACTGGTAACACAGTATATAGACAAAAACATAGCACAGTACAACTTCCAAGGTGTAGCACAGGCTCACATTGATCGTGTAGTTAAAGATCTAGCTGATCAATTGGGCAAAACGTTAGTAGTTACAGCAAACAATCAAATCTCAACAGAAATTAGTCGACAGATAGCCAGTGTAGATGTGCGTACTGTAGTTGGATCAGTGATAGAAAGTAAACTGGTAGGATTAGTAACGTCAGGCGCATTTCCAGTAGCAAGTATTCCACACGGTAGTATAAACTTTGCGGGTTTTGGCCTAAGCGGAGACAATGTCAAAGGTGGTATCATTGAAAACTTTGGTAGTACCGGTATTGAAGACCGTGCTACCTTTGTTCAAATGACTATACTAGATCACGGTGTAGCATTTGAAACTGCTTTATTTGCGCCAAGCGCAAGTATTAAAGGCACATTGACTGTAGACGGTGACCTTGTGGTCAAAGGTGATATCCCCACAGACAGTGCTGTATTTGGCAAGCTAGTGGCCTACAGTACAGAAAAGGTGCGTGAAAGTCTAAATGCTGAACTGTTTGAAGGTTTTAGTTCTACTGTACATCAAAAGATTAGAGAAACAGGCATTGACCTAGATCGATTAACTCAAGGCGGCAAGGAAATACTCAAAGGCAGTCAGTTAGGTTATCACATTACAGACAGTAACCTACAACGATTGGGTATAGTACGAGATCTAACCACAACGGGTGAAACGTTATTAGTTGACACTTTGTATGTGACCAGCAATCGTGTCGGTGTTAATACTATGGATCCTAGTGCTACATTTGTAGTATGGGATGAAGAAGTTGAAATGCTAGTAACCAAACGACGTCAAGACGTTGGATATATAGGTACCAGCAGAAATCAATCACTTATACTGGGCAGTAACAACAAAGAAAACGTTGTGTTAAACACAGACGGCTCGACTAAGATACAAAAACTATCAATTGGTGAAGTACCTATGTCTTCAACACGCGGTGTACCCAATACCGAAGGCCAACTTGGTCAGATTTATTGGAATGAATCGCCACAACCTGGCGCATTTATAGGTTGGGTATGTCTAGGCGGAACTCGTTGGTCGGGATTTGGCAAGATAGAATAACGGTTGACAAACTAGCCGTTTGGTAGTATAATAGTTTTATGAATACTAAACGCATAGGCTTTGCCTGTAAGTGGATCGATAGCCCAGATCAGGTTAATGGTATCAAACCGCTTGATGATGCTAAACAGTATAACACTGGCAGTACAACAGTAGCATGGCTTAACCGTCAAACTAAGGAAGTTGCCGAAGAAAAACTATGGGACCTAATGGTAGGTAACATAGAATCGACCCGTAAGTTAATTGAAAGAATTGGAACATTAGATGGCAACCTTAGGATGGTTCGTATCAGCTCTGATATATTACCAGTATACACTCAGTCTGATTGGAGTTATTTTTGGCGCAAGCCTGATGTCGTTAGTTATTGCGAGCAGGCCCTGGGTAAGGTGGGCGAGCTTGCTCGTAACAGTGATGTGCGCTTATCTTTTCATCCAGGTCAATTCACAGTACTTGCGAGTGATAATGACGACATTGTTCACAGAAGTATAGCAGAGTTCGAGTACCATGCGGACATGATCCGTTGGATGGGCTACGGACAACGATTCCAAGACTTTAAATGTAACGTACACATCGCAGGTCGACGTGGCGCACAGGGTATACGCGATGTATATCCTAAACTTTCAGTCGAAGCACGTAATACTATTACTATCGAAAATGAGGAGATGAAACATGGACTTGTGGATTGCCTTGAGCTTTATGATCTTGTGCCAATTGTGCTTGATATACATCATCATTGGGTCCGAGAGGGAGAATATATCTCAAGTAATGACCCAAGAGTTGCGAAGGTTATTGAAAGTTGGCGTGGCGTGCGTCCTGCTTGTCATTACAGCGTATCTCGTGAGGACGTATTGGTTGGGCATGCTACTGACGTTGCCCCTAACTACCAACAGCTATTAGAGACTGGCTACAAGAAAAGTAAAATGCGAGCACACAGTGACTTCTATTGGAACACTGTGGTTAACGATTGGGCATTAGAACACTTAGCATGGGCTGATATTATGTGCGAGGCTAAGGGTAAGAATCTAGCAAGTTTTAGTTTACATCAACGAGCAGTAGAGAGAGGATTAGTATGAAAGTAATAATCTTAACTGTGACATTATTAGTATCTGGATGCGCACACTATGACTACACGTTTAATAACCACAACTTAAAAACGGCGGCCAAATGATTGATTGTATGATTATTGGTGATAGTATTCACGCCACTAAGTGATGGGAACCGGTTACACAAATTATTGGGGAAGTATGTGGGACAGTAATTGGCAATGGACTCTAAAGTTTGCTTGGTTGCCTGCTAAACTAGATAACGGTGATTTTGTTTGGTGGCGTGAATACTATCACGGTGTCAGGATTATTCATGGACCCGGCACTCCGGTTGTACTATACCAGTATATGACCGCTGAAGAATATACCTGGAAGGCGTTACAAGAGTCGTAAAATAACACCGCAAGGTGTTATTTTTTTGGAAGATTTTGGTTGACATTTTGGTTTTTTGGCTGTATAATGCAACACATAAACTAACAACACGGAGCAAAATATGACAACTTCAATTAAAACACAAGCTGATTTAGATTGGGAAATTCAATGCTACGGTATGACAGAAGGTTCTGTTAAACACCTTGTAGAATCACAGGCTTTTCCAGGTACAGAGTTAATGTTTGCCGCTGGTATATTAAGTGATGCTCAAGAAATACTTTCAGCAGAATGGAACCCAAACGGCGTAGATGCTCATCATGCTAACCGCGCTCGCCAGATGATTAACTGCGCCAAATACATCATGTTCAATCAAATGCGTGAAGAAAGAGCAGCAGCTTAATGATAGATGGATTTGATCATGTAGGTGACGATCATAAGTGTAGTGTTTGCTCTTGCGAATTCACTGAAGACGAGGGCGGCCTACTAGGATACTTTGGTATGTTGCCAGTGGCGTTTTGTCCGTTTTGTTTTAGTTCGATGTGTGACATGGTTAGTCAATTATCAACGGATGAAGATCTTGAAGAGGAGAGTGATTAATGGGCTTAGACATGTATGCGTATGCCGCCGCTAGAGACGGACAACAAAAAGAATTTTGGGCCGATGGTGAATTTGATCCAGAAACTGGTGACTACGTTAACGATAAAGTAACCAAACCTATTGAAATTGCCTATTGGCGCAAACACCCAAACCTACATGGTTGGATGGAAGAACTTTGGCGCAGTAAAGGTTCACCTGCAGATGTCGACGATGACACAATGTTCAATGGTGTTGAACTTGAACTAACCTGGGAAGACATAGACATGTTAGAGGAAGACATCAATCAAGGCGCACTACCCGGTACCAGTGGTTTCTTCTTTGGTGATCCAGCAGATGACTACTACCGTGAAGATGACTTAAAGTTTATTCGAGAAGCACGTAGTCAGTTGTTCTTAGGTTTACGTGTTTTTTATAATTCAAGTTGGTAGATTTTGGTTAAATGAGTCTATAATAGCATTTAACAGTTAGAT